TTCATCTAAATAAATTACACTTATCGTTTAATTTTTCTTATAAACCATTTTGTAATAGACATAAAACCATGATAGACAAAACCTATACAATACATAAAATACAATAATATAGCTTCAGGGTTAATGAAACTCTTTTTTATTTTTGTGTTCTTATTAATCATTTTATTAATCGCTTTTAAGGATTCTTTGTTAGCGCTCCATCTCTCATCTTTCCAAGTGACACAATATATTTTCATTCATTCATTTCTTTTTTACTATTTTGTCTCTCTTGTTTCCAAAATTTTCTCTGCTAATATTTACGTTTTAGCCATCTGTTTTAAACTCCGCTTTCTTTGTACCTCTCCAGTCTGGGAATTCAGTCCTACCAAAGTTAGACCCATAGGCAGTCCACATATGGACTGTCGATCCATGTTTTACTATAACCGGACCCCAATCGTCAAACTTTAAGCCGGGTATATCCATCTGATTTACATATTGGTGAACCCCGTTGGATATTAAGATATGGTCGTTATCTCCAGCATCCATACAACGTTGAGCCATATTTATACCTGAACCACTAACATTTGGATTATTATTAATATCTTTTACGGGTACAACCGGTCCAGAATAAACACCATTACGCAAACCAATCTGTGGGTGTTTGTAAGTTTTCTTACCTACATCAACTGCGCACTGAAACGCTGCATGTACTGAATTAAAAAACACCAATGCCATTCCATCGCCTGTAGGTAGGATAATTAACTTACCTTGCCTGTTGGCTTGTTGGAATCCTTGAGTGCCCTTAACGTAAGATATAAGCTCGTCTGTGACTTTTTTTTGCTCTGCTGTACTCTTATTTGAGTACCCTACAATATCCATAAAGTATGTGTGGGCTTCGCAAGGACTATCATAAACTAAAGATTCCCCTTTTAATTTAAATGGGTCTTCTCCCCACTTCCATTTAATAACTCGTTGCCTTTTCTTCTTTTCTTCCTCTTCTTGTATTTTTTTTCTAACTTCGGCGGCCTGATCCTCTTTTTGCTTCATCTGTGCGGCTGCCGCTTCTAGTCTCTTTATTTTATCAGATTTAGACTCAAATAACTTACCCAGTAATCCTTCTGGTCGTTTAGGGGTATCTTCATATTCTAAGCCTTTAAATTCTGGTTCGCTATTCCCGCCAACTTGAACTTGGTCTACAGATTTCTTATATTTTTTTTGTCCTCTGGAACCATGCTTCGTCGCGCCTTTTAAAACTAGATACTTTAATATTTCTTCGTTTTCATTATCATTAGCTATCTCCCAAGGATTAAGTTGATCTAACTCTGGCTCAAATGTAGAGCCGTTTACATTAGCTTTATTATCGACAAGTAATTTAAGTATTTCCATATTACCGATTTCAACTGCATAATGTATAGGCATCCATCCCCTTTTGTCTCTTGCATTTATTTTTATAGAGTCGTCTTCTAGGAGACACTCTATCTCGTCTAAATCTTGCATCTGAACTGCTTGGTGTAAGTCTAAATCTTCTACGCAAAACTCTCCGCCTTTAGCTATCAGATTATTTAATATCTTAGTTCGATGTGGGCCTTCTGCAACATCCATAGGATGAACTATTGGAGCCTTATTGTCTTTATTGTCTTCTAGGGCTAGATTCCAATCGTTTTGCTTTTTACCTTCAGGAGGCTTGCTTTTTATATTAGGATTTACTCCTGCGTCTAGGATTACTTGTACTATTTTCGCTTTACTATAGTTAGCAGCGTAATGTAGAGGGCTCCACCCCTGCTCTTCATCTAGAGAAGTAATAAGCTTCTTGTTATTGAGAGCTTTTTTTATCCCTTTCAGGTTGCCAGAACAGGCTAAAGTATGTATTTCTCCCATACTGACTATTACACCCAAATATTTTTTAATAAACTGTTTAAAAGCTTTACAACTTAGAGATTATGGCTAAAAAAGTTCTTATTACGTGGGAAGCTTCTCATGAGGCGGTACTTGGTTTAACAATGGATGAAGATATTGACCCTAAGGAGTTCGAGAGAAACCTAAATGAAAGCGACCCTACTGACCCCAACGGAGCATTAGCTAAAATTGAACACATGAGTAGAGAAGGAAACGTCGATTTCCAAAACATGGCGAATGTCAATCTTCAAAACTTTAAAGTAAGAGAGATTTAGTTATTGAGTGTCGCTCAGTTTTCTACTTCTAGGCATTGAAGTATTTTGAGATATTTTCTCAAGTTTAACATCTAACTTGTCAAATCTGTCATGAATTATGTCTATAGCATGAGTTAAATCATTTTTAGTTACATAATTTTTAGGTAAGTCAATTGCCATATCTGTTAGTTTATCTGTCATTTCGTCGTGTTTTTTCCATAGCTCGTCTATACTGTGATAAGCTCTCTTAACTATCAAACCAACCATAAAACCGCCTATTGCTAATACGCCTTCTATAATATAATGTACTGAATTATCCATAATTATTTTTTATCTTTAGTATTCTCTTTCATATCCAAAACGATCTCAGCAATATGATCTTTAATTTCTCGTTTCTCTACCTGATCTTCGTATCCCGCCTCACCAGCTTTATATAAATACGGATAAGATCCGTTTTTGGGAAGTTGTTTTTCAACAACTAACAATTTTAATCTGTCATTTGGCACAATCATCTTAGTGCCTCTATCGGACATGTAAAAAATAGTTTTGAGAAAGCCAACGCGAACTATACGAGCTTGCCTACCTGAAATGTAAAGAATATCATCATTCGCAAAGTCTGAACCTACCCAAACCATAAAACCTTCTGCGGCTTTATGCAATGCATCTTTTCCTAATAGAGCTGTAAACGCGAACAATGCAAACCATCCATATTTGCCCATCATGTGCTCTATAACCTTTACGGTTTCGGGAGCTACCAATTGCTGTTCCATAATTCAGTATAAATAATTACACTGAATATCTTACTAAAATGTGTATAATATAGTATATGGAAGATCAAATCGCAAGTGCCGGTCAGAATTTTATCGGCGAACACGGTTGGTTGTTGCTCGCTGGAGCAGCAGGTATTATTTTCAAAGAGACCATAACTAGTTTTGCAGCAGCAGTATCTATGTCCCTCTTTGGTGGTATAAAATCTGATGATGTTTACATCATGGGAGGAAGAGTTTGTAGGATCGTAAGAGTAGGTTTAAGAAGTACTACTTTCTATTTTAACGATACTAAAACTAAAGTGGATATCGCTAATGAAGACATCAAAGGCTTAAGACTTGAAAAGAAAATTAAGCCTATGGAAGAAGAAGCTTAAGCTAGTACAATCATGCCAAAATTGAAATTTGACCAGTTGGCCAACTCTCTGGACTTGGAAAATATTCGTGGTAAGGCTCTACAAAGAGAGCCCATAAGGCATAGGGAAAAATTCCACATAGAAAATTTCGATTGGACCGATAGACAAAAAGAGTTCATCAACATAGCCCTAGCCAAAGAGTCTAAAATACTTTTTGCAAAAGGTCCAGCAGGATGTTCAAAAACCCTGCTTAGCGTTTACTGTGCGCTACACCTCCTTAATGAAGGTAAAGTCTCTGAGATAGTCTATATAAGATCAGCAGTCGAAAGCTCTGACTCAAGAATGGGGTTCCTTCCCGGAGATGCGGACCAGAAACTGCATTTCTATAATTTACCTTTCCTTCATAAAATGGAAGAACTCGTATGTCCTAATGTAATAAAAAAACTACAAAAGGATGAGAGGGTTTCCACTTATCCAGTCAACTTCTGTAGGGGAATGAGCTGGAATTCAAAGTGTTTAATATTTGATGAATGCCAAAACAGCACTCTAAAAGAAATAGTAACAGTATTGACTAGATTGGGAATGGGCTCTAAATGTTTTGTATTAGCTGATCCAGCTCAAACAGACTTAAAAAATGGAGCAAGGGGAGGATATGAAAAAATACAGTCGGTCTTCGGAGATGAAGAAAGCGAAGAATTTGGAATAAACACTTTCGAATTTGACGAAACAGATGTAGTGAGATCTGAATTAGTCAAGTTCCTTGTTACTAAATTTAAAGACTTATCAGTTAACCCTCACACTTAGTCTTCGGTTTTTCTCCAGCCATCACTATGTAATATACGAGTGGCGGTTGAGCAAAACTTTCTGACTTCTTTTTCGGATATGTCCCAGAAGAAGGCATGCATTATTTCCTCTAAAACAACAGCCATCTCCCTTCTTGGAGGAAGGTCTTGAGCTATATGTATTTTAGGGTTTTTGTACTCTGGAGGGTCACACAAACCATCTGCATCATATATTTTATGAGGCCTTCTTTTGATTATAGTGTATTTTACTTTATCGTTATTAGTGAAGGAAGCCATAATTTTCTTTCTAAAAGTATAATTAGTTGTAATAACTATTTGCTTGGTTTTAAAAAAATATGTCTAAGTATAAAAAAGTAACTTATTGTAGCAGCTGTGGTAATTCTAACCCTTGGGTGTTGTCCAAAGCTTCCTCTTTGTTAGAGGCTCCAAACTTTTGTTCTTCATGTGGGGCTTCTTTTAAAGGAGCCGCCAAGAAGCTAGAAAAAAGAGAAGTGAAAGCTGAAACCGAAGAAACCGAAGAAGTAGAAGAAACAATTGAAATAAGTACCAACATACCTCCACTAGAACTAGACATCGAAGGATGTGTTTTCGGGGCAAAGAAATCCCAAACACTATCTAATCTTATGAGACCAGTGCCCGAAGAAAGTCCTGAAGATGGCGGCTAAAAAGAAAAGAAAGAAAAAAGTAAATTTTGAAGAAAGTATTGATTTAATAAACGAAGAGATAAACAAAAGAAAAGGTAAATGGACTTTAACTTCTATCACTTGGATGGACTTTGAAGATATCTCTCAGATTTTAAAAATACACATATTTAAAAAATGGCATTTATATGACCAGTCTAAACCTCTACTACCTTGGTTAAATAGAATTATTTCTAATCAACTAAAAAATCTAGTAAGAAACAATTATACAAATTATTGCAAACCCTGCGTTAGATGTGCTGCCGCAGAGTCAGAATCAGCGTGTTCGATATACGGAGTGCAAGATACTAAGTGTCCTCTTTATGCTAGGTGGGTTATGAAAAAGAAGTCAGCTTACGATGTTAAAATGGCTCTGCCCCTAGAGAACCATAAATCAGAAATAGATAATAGATCAGAGGATCCGGTAAGTTTAGAAAATGGAATCGCTAAAATGCACAGCAAACTAAAGCAAGTTTTAAAGCATAATGAGTGGGTAGTTTACCAAGGTTTCTATATCGACAACAAGCCAGAAAAAGAGATAGCAAAAGAATTAAACTTTAAGACTTCAGAAAAAAATAGGTGCCCCGGATACAAACAAATTAAAAATATTCAAAAATCTATTATAATTAAAGCTAAAAAAATATTAGAAAAGGATGATATAGATTGGTTATGAGTTCAGATGATTTCAAATTAAGCGACGAACAGAAAGCTGCTTTAATAGAAACTAAAGATAAGTTCTTAAGGGGCGAGAAGGTTGATGTCTCCCTGATGCATTTAATACAAAATGTAGCAGGATTCACAGGAAGAGACGGTAGGAGTAAAGAAGGTAGAGCAGTTAAAGCCTTTTTGTCAGAGATTGATCTGAACGCTATTCCAGCAAGTGAATATCAAAAAGTTGAAAAGCCAAGTCTATCAGACGAACATAAAGAGTTTATTAGAAATAACAAAGGGACAATGAAGTATGTAGAGATGTCTCGCATATTATTCCTGAACGACAAACTCACAAGTCTCAGCGCAGAGACAAGAATGGTTACGGAATACTGTAAGAGTTTAGATGGAGAAGATTTTGAGCAAAACCAAATAGAGCAAGAAGAAAATTTCGAATACAAGCCACCTAAACATCCTGACAGAGTGTTGAGTAGAATAAATAGGTTTGTTTTAGATAGCGGGATAGATAAAGAAAAGGTCACCCCTAGGCAAAAAAAAGATATAGAGAGACTTATGGGCTACCTGCATACTTTTCGTTTTATTCATCAAATGAGTAATTACCAAAACGAGACAGAAAGAGAATTATTTGAGTCTTCTTTTGTGAGGTATACTTATAATAAACCAGATTTAACTCAAGAAGAAGTAGATCAGTATATTGTGCTTTCAGGCGAGGTTGTTATAGCCTCCAACATACAAAGAAGAGTAGGTAGATTGCAGCGTCTTCTTGACGAAACAGCAAGCGACAACGAAGGAAGAAGGATATCTATGAGTTTAGTTGAGGCCATCAATACTGCTCAAGGTGAGTATAACTCCTGCGTAAATAGACAGCATAAATTACTCAGCGATCTAAAACAAAAACGTAGCGACAGGCTTAGTAAACAAGTTCAAGATAATGCAAGTATATTGAATTTAGTAGAGACTTGGAAAGATGAAGAGAGCAGAAAAGAGCTCATCAAAATGGCAGAATTGAGAAAGAAAACCATAAAAGATGAAGTCGAAAAGCTTTCAACTATAGATGACGTTAAGGCTAGGATTTTTGGTCTATCTCCAGAGGAGGCAGTTAATGGGTAAAGAATTAAAAGATTGTATGAAAGTAGTTTATACTTGCAAGATAGATGGAGAGGAGTTCGAAACAGAAAAGTCTCTTCATATGCACTTAAGAAAGCATAAAATGAGGATGGCGGAATATTATCAAAAGTACTATCCCCGCAGAGATCTTTTAACAGGGGATTTAATTAAATTTAAAAATAAAGCTCATTACTTTTCTAATTATTTTAATTCTAGGCCAAACATGAAAAAGTATTTAGAGTCTGCTTCTGAGGAAGATGCTAGAAAATTTTGTGTTCAAGTTATTAAAGACAGAATAGAAAGAAGAAATATAAAAAGCTCTCCTACTCAAGTAGAAATGAGATCATCTATGATGCCTCCTATATTTTATTACCAAAAACTCTTTGGTAATTACTATACTATGTGTCATGAATTAGGCCTTAATAAAAGATTTAACAATATACCTGTAGATAAAATAGAAGAGAATATCGAAGAAGGTTACGAAATTGTAGTTGATACTAGAGAGCAAAAACCTTTAAATATAAATTATGGAACCAGAAGAGAAGGACTTAAGTTCGCTGATTACTGGCTAGATAAAGAAGGAAACGACTGCTATGTCGAGAGAAAAGAGACCAAAGATTTTATAGGTACTTTCTCTGGAGGGTACGAGAGATTCTGTAGGGAAATGGATAGAGCTAAAGAGCAAGATGCTCACGTTGTAGTTGTAGTCGAGAATAGTTTAGATAATATGATGAAGTTTAACTATTTAAAATTTATAACAAAAAAAGTTCAAGTCACTCCTGAGTATGTGATGAGAAATGTTAGAGATATAATCCAAAGATATGATAATATTCAATTTCTTTTTGCAAAAGGAAGAACAGAGGCAACCAGAGTAACAAGAAAGATATTCTTTTCCGGCGATGTTTACAAGAAGCTTGACTTGCAATTAGCTTATGATTTAAACCTTTTTTGATATGTGGTCGTCTCCAGAGAAATACCAAAGAGAAGTTGACGATGTAAATGATCGTCTATCTAAAATAAAAGGCTTCCTAGAAGATAAAGACGCAAGAATAACTCTAGCTGAATTTCTTCGGAATAATTTATATTTTACCACTTACCTCTTAACAGGAATAAAATTAGCTCCTTTCCAAGAAATCACTCTTCGAGGAATGTTTAATAGGAACTTTAGTATGTGCGTATGGGGACGTGGTTGTGGTAAATCTTTTATAGCTTCGATTTATTGTTTTCTTCAATGTATATTTGAGCCTAATACTAAAATCTTAATAGCTGGCCCAACTTTTCGTACTGCTAGATTTATTTTTAACAATATAGAAAAAATAGTTGAAACAAAAGAAGCCACTTTACTAGCTCAAGCTTTTGGAGCCAAAACAAAAAGAAATGATCAATACGAGTGGAAAATAAACGGAGGCACTATAACAGCAATACCTTTAAGTGGTGAGAAAATACGTGGTTTCCGTGCAAATATACTTGTGTTGGATGAGTATCTTTTATTACCAGAAGATATAATCAAAAATGTCTTAATGCCATTTCTTGTCGCTCCTCAAGATATGAAGCGTAGAATGGAAATAAAAGAAGTAGAGGATAAGCTTGTAGCTGATGG